TGTAAATAATATATTATCAAATACTACATTTGATGTATCACAAACTCAATTAAGTGTACAACCACAAGTAATACAAACATTGACAGACACAACAGGTCAATCAGTTAAAGTATCATTTAATGTTGTAGATGCATATTTCAATAATCCAACAGCAGGTGCCGGTTTCCCAGCAACAAATGCTAACACATACAGTGTAGTTGGTGGTAATACAGCAATCATTGGTAAACAAGTATTAGCACAAGTTGCTATTGGTATCAATGGAACAGGTACACTTTACGGTGATACAGGTAACTTGAATGTATATGGATCTGGAACAGACTTTGCTAACACATTATCTGTTGGTTCTGCTATTCAAGTTGCTTCTGCAAATATTAACGGTGGTACTGATTATACAACAGTAGGTTTTGTTGGCACTAACACTGGCTATGTTACTGTTGCAGTTGCTAATACAAATGCTACAGGTAACGTAATTGGTACATCAGGTAATGCACAAACATTATTTGTTGGTGCACCAGTTATATTCAGTGCAAATACAGGTGGTTTGGTTGCAAATTATCAGTACTTTGTTAAAACTATTGCTAACGCAGCCGCATTTACAGTATCCGATGAACAATACGGTTCCCCAAAAGGACTTACAACTGGTAGTACAACTGCAAACGCTAGAATTGATGTAACTGTGTTGGTTGCAACGCCTACTGCAAACTTTACAAATGCTTCATTTGTTTATGCTAATGATGAAGCAGGTTATATTGTTCGTCAAAAGGGCAAACAAAAGTACCTAGTAACAGGAACAGTAACTGGTTTAACAGCACAATGTTTTACAGCAAACGTAGCAAACACCGCATTAACACCAAACTCAATGCGTATCCTTGCTACATACGCTAACAGTTCTACTCAAACAGTTCAAAGCCTTTCTGATCACACTGGTGAGTTGTTTACTACTACTTCAGGTCCTATTGCTACAGGTAACATCGTGTTTCAAAATGCTGCTCCAGTATTCGCAACATTTAACTCAGCAGCAGCAGCAAATGCGACCGCTGGTCAACCGTATGAATTAGTTACTATAGCAAGCGCATAATATGGCAACTGCGTCAAATAAGGTTAACAAAATGCAACCTGAAACTGAAATTGCGGTACTTCAGATCCAAGTTAAGAACCTTGAAGAAAAAATCGGGGAACTTAAAGTGGATCTGAAAGCACTACATGATATGATTGAAGCCAACGCAGAAGAAACTAGAAAAATGCTAAAATCTATGCGTGAGCAGGATGTCAAAGAACACACTGAGTTAGCTGGCAAGATTTCAGTATTAGAGAAATGGCGATGGATGATGATGGGGGCCGGTATAATAATCGGCTCAATGGGTTTTCCCACAGTGTCAGCACTGCTAAAATAAAAAAAAGAGACCTAGGTCTCTTTTTTTGTAAGTGTCGTTAGCTTATCCTGTACTACATCAAAGTTTACTGTACTAAATAATCCAGGATGTAATGGCTTAGGATATTGATTGTCACCTACCCAAGCATACCCACAATGTTCTTCATTTAATACGGGAACAAATTCATCAAATACTTCACAAAAGAATGTATGATATGTGAATGTGTGATTGATAAATTTTTGTATAGGTATTAATTTCGCATTATTTGGAAACATTCCTATTTCTTCTTGGCATTCTCTAGCAATACCCTCAAATAGAGTTTCATTATCTTCTATTTTACCGCCCGGTATTCCCCAGTTTCCTGGGTTTTTATTATCTGTTCTTAGTAGATAAAGGTAGCGATTTGTTTTATTGCTATAAAAGAAAACGCCTGCGGATGTATTGCTCATACTATGATTTATCACAGTATTAGATGACGATAGAATAATCCCCTTGATCATACCATCCTTCGTATGATTTCATCCAAGTATCATCTACAAAACGATATTGAACGTTTGTAGTAAGATTGGTCACATATTCTAATGTAGTATGAGTTGCCGCGGTGCTATCAAAACTTACAAACCATTGACCAGTACTTGAATTATATTGAATAATGTCATTAGCATGTGCAACTACAGTTCCCCATGATACTGTACTTTCTCCCGGAGCACCTATATTATCTACTAGTAGATATCTACGTCCGTTGATTGGCCCTGGCAAACCTGCGTTTGGCCCTGTCAATTGAGGATTGATTACCCCATCAACTGGATCCAATGTATTTTGTGGCAATGTGTCTGGATCAATGTTATAGATTAATAATCTGTCATCATTTGGATTAGGTACAATAGTACCTACAATGTCAGTACCCAAGTATGGATTTTGTAGCCATATTTGACTAATACCCGGTTTAACAGTTCCGTATACATTTAATACACTTGACCAATATATATCTGTATTGGGATTTGGCGGCAAATCTAAATTATTATTGCCGGGGTAAAACGCAATTGCCTGCGGTAATATTTGTAACGTATTCCCAATCAATAATACTTTATATCCGTAAGGTGTAATTTTCTGTCGTGTGCCTAACAATAAATCATCATCTTGTATGTCAGTTAATGCGTTACCTTTAAAGATAGATGCAATGATTTTCTCAACAACTCCCATCTTCTTAAGTTTGGCTGCTGTGCTAATCCATATTGGCATAGAAAATTTCCAACTCATAACATCAATTGGATTTCCTGTACCTACTGGTATACTACGACTACTAAACGTTAATCCTTCTTGGTATACAACACTCAATGATGTCCAGTCAATAAAGTTATCAGTACTTTGTATTTCTAGTGCTGGATTGAATAATGTGCCTAATTGTTCAATCAATTGAAGTTTTTGATTGTAATTAGTAGTCCAAAAATCTACTGTGATCTTTAGGGTATACGGTACAGGCATTAACCTTTCAATAGTAAATGCTTGACCCTGTGTAGTTTCATACTGTCCTGTCTCAGAGTTATATGCTCTTTGTCTTACATTTATTTTATCTACAAAGGTAGGATCTTGCGTCCACTTTTGATTATATTCTAATCCTCCAATATAATATGTAATTAGTGGTGCGCTTGGTAAATTACTTGCGCTATTATTGGCAATGATAGTTGCTGCTTGCCTACTGCTATCACCATACATAACAGGGACACGAACTAATATTTCATTGCCTGCCGGGTCTTTACCTTTTGTAACTTGCCAGTTACTAAATATTTTCGCAAATTGAATTAAGAATCTGCGTATCTGATTGTCATAGAAAAAATCTGCCATTATATACTCTTTAAATTACTGGTGGAAATGCGTCTGGTTTTAATGCTAATATAGTTGACAACCCTTGCTTCTCTGGTACATAGGTTCCGTCTGTAAGTTTTGTTTGCCCTCTATCGTTAATGAATCCAGATAACAATGACCCATCAGCTTGATCAAATCCAGTGCCCGTTCTTACACTAGATGATATTCTAACCCACATTCTACCGTCCCAGCGATATAGTAATTGTGGGAAGTAATCAATGCGTAAGAAGTAATCTCCAACTTGTGGATTTTGTGGGAAACTTATTCCAGCGCCGGAAAGCATTGCTCCATCTAACCCTACATTTCCCAATGGGAATCCGTTTGGTGGAGTGCCGTCACCTGTCATATAGCCACCACTATAGCCAAAACTACGTGGACTACTACGTGCTATAAATTGAAATGCTGGATCACAATCTGCTCTCCAATCCATTGATTGACTAATAGTACCAGTAAAGCCTGGTAATTCAGGATTAGCATCAGCAGTGGCATATGTATTATCAGCAGTACCGTATGGTCCTGTTATTGTTCCACTGCTAACCACAGTTAATATTGTATCACCTCTAACAGGTCCTGAATTAGTGTCTGATCTTTCCGGTGATAATGTTATTGTTTCTAAGTGAGTTGTATGAAAAACGTCTAACTTGTCATAACCCATATCAGCAGTCATATCCCAAATACTTTTTATCGCTGCCTTGGGTATCTTGATTACTGGACTAGGATTTCTAAACTTGGGACTACGTAGCATCATTACTGTGCCGGTTGTAGAAGGATTAGGTGCCCCGCCATCTGTATTAACATTGATAGGTGGTGCGGGATTATTAACTGCCCTGGATAGAACTCCGTTACTTGAATACTCCCCGTATGTAGGCACAATATAGAAATTATTGCTATTGTATCCTGAGTTAGGCAAAAGACGTTCTGCTTCAACAAGCGCCGCATTATTAATTTCAATATTCTTATTATAAGTAGCAAGAATATCTTTAAGGTTATCTGCTGTATCTAATTGCCAATATGTAGGATCAGGGGGATATATCCCTGCAGGAACATCAATCAATGCTTTATAATTCTTATCACCATATGTAATTACATATCCGGCTGGATATGGTTTAGTTTTATCCCATATACCAAGATATGTGTCTTGGTCAATAGGAGCACTTAGTATCTGACTAAATTCTTCACTATCAACCAATGGTTCACATTTAATACGCCATAAGTGAGGGAACCAAGTTGGACTAAAACCTTCGCTAGCATAGTTAGCATCAGTAATCTGCATAAAACGTTTCAATGCTGTTGGGATTGTTTCTTTCAACGGATTATAATCTAATAAGTGAGGCAACTCTATTACATCCCCTACCATCAATTTTCTACCAATCAATTGGATCATGTCATTGTAGTGAACAGTAATAAAAATGATATCGTTATTTAAGAACAATCCAAACTGACTTAAATCAAAATCTAAATTCTGTACATTATAATGTCCACGTAAACGGTAGATATTTGGATCATATGATCTATCACGATTTTCCAAGAATAATAAGTCTTGTATATTAGTTGGATTTAATACATCGTATTCAGGTTGAGTAGCATCAATGGATGGACCTTGATTTGTAGG